ATTCAAAGTTTAACGCAAATCGCTAACACGATGCATTTAAAGGTACGTTTTATTATGCTCCACAAAAACACAACAGCCTACAATCAGGCAACTGTCTCCAACGAGGCCACTTCTTCATTCACAACCACTGAAGCAGAGAAGGCAGTCGACACCCTCAAGGTTCTCTATCCTGGCATCTTCAAGACGAAGCTCATTACCCGCCGCCTATGGGACCGCCCGATCTACACCATCCGCGTGTTCTCCTCTCCGGCGCTCGGAGTTGTCCGCGTCGCCCATGCCAGGAGCCGCAATCCATTCGCGGCCGCGATGCAGATTATCGACCGCATCGACAGCGACCCCGACTTCTCCCGCCGCGTCAATCCTGCTTTTGCCGAATAGTTACATTTCTTGACAAAATCGCCCTGTTTTCTTGAGTGGAAACGGGGCGATTTTAGGTTAAAAACGGTGCATTTTTACCTTGATTTTGCTCGAAAAATGGCCGTTTTTTGCCTCAGCACTGTTGTCAGCACTGTTGTCAGCACTGTTTTAGTGCTGGCTACAGTGCTGGATTTTCAGCACTCTTTCAGCACTGTTCTTCCCCGCTACCCCAACTTTTTAACAAAAAACAAGAAAACTGGAGAACTCTTGCAAGAAGTATAAGAAGTTGAATGGCTGAGAGTTGCGCACTTATTTAGTTATTTTTTCTTTATTATAAAAAGACACCTCCTTATTTTATGTAAAAGAACCGTGCGTTCGTGCTGATGTTTGCAACGTATTGAATAACAATGGGATAATCAGCACGAAATCAGCACGAATCACAAAATTTTACCGTGCTGACCGTGCTGAAAGGTCAAAAATCCTACAGTGCTGCAAGAGTGCTGATTAAATAGTTGAAAATCAAAGGTTTCCAAAGGTCAGCACTGTAGCACGGTAAAAAGTGCGATTTTTTACAAGGGGGTGTCGTTAAGGGATGCTCTTCTTCTTTCAAGAAATCTCAAGAAAATTCTACAAAAAGGCTCATTTTTCCCTCCGAAATGCCGAACTTTGTGACGGCCGGAGCCGTCCGACCGGAAATGAACGCTAACCCATAAATTTGCGGCGACATGGAAGATAGAATGACGGTGCCTGTAAGGGTGCCTAAATACATCCGGGACTACATCCGTGGAATCAACGCCGACTCCGACGTGGTCGTTCCCGAATACCACTCCCTTCTCTGGGCAACTGTCAAGGCAAACCTCGACCTCGTTCCCAGGGACGGGCTTCCTCCGTTGAACCCGGAATCCACCTACATCCACATTACCATCTACAGTTCGAAGCACAGGAAAATCTACAACATCGCATCCGGAAAAATCATCCGGCACTCCGACGTGCTCTTTCGCTGCCATCTCAGCGAGGACGGCCAGAAGGCGGTGTCCGATTACATAGTCCGCGGATTCAAGCAGGATTATAGGTCATATATGAGTGGAGCCCTCGGCAACAACCCGGATCTCAGCATCAAGGACGCCATCGAGGAGTTCTGCAACGACCGTAATGTCGAGATGGACGACGCGCTGACATACGATATGCTCAGGAAGGACTGGTACAGATTCCGAAGGTCCTGCGAAGACCGCCTCGCACTGAAAAAGGCATCCGAAATGTAGGAAAAACACGCCTCCCGATGTCACACGAAATTCATTGATTTTTAACTATTTTTGCGTCTCCTCACGTCTCAAAAAATCACATCAAAATGAAGGATATTTCATACACATTCATCCTCGTCCGGGAGAAAGACCTGGACTTATTTCTACAGGCATCTTCGGCGAAGCAACTCTCGGACGTCGGAGAAGTGTTCCGGAGCGCCAACAAGGTAGATTTTAGTCAGGAACCATCGATTTCTGACAGCGGAACCCTATGGAGCCAGACATTCAGGGGCATAACATCGAATTTTTGTGCAAGAAAATGGAACGGGCTACGTGCAGGTGTGGCAATAGTCAATTCGGACGGAAGTGTCACCAAGATAGGCAACGCAGACGAACTTCCGATATTGACGGTGAGCTCATATTACAACATGTTCGTCGTCTCCGCGTCGTTCGACACCGCCGTTCCCGCCGCGCTTTAGTCCTATAAAAGCCCCTTTCCGGCATATAATTTTGCAGAAAAACAGAACGATATGCCAGATAAGCAACCCACTATAGGATTCATATCAGACGAATGTAGCCTCGCAGTCTCTCATTACCTCAGGTGCCCCAAAGCAGACACCCCCACTCGTCCGGACTTTCTGAAGCAGCTCTCTTCGGAAAGTGCCGGACATTTGACAATGGATTTTGCCGGAGACAATGCGGTCTCCGGCTCCATTGCCTACCATCCAGTGTTCGGCATCATCAGTTACGACCGCTGGTACTATTTCTCCACAAAGAAGTTTATCGACGACCTCAGGGCTGCCGACGAGAATCCCGCGATCAAGGCGCACCTGCTGCACATAGACTCTCCCGGCGGAGAGGCGTTCGGAGTTCCGGAGGCGTTCGAGGCCGTCCGCGCCATGAAGAAACCAGTCTATGCTTTCGTCGAGAGCATAGCCGCGTCCGCCGGCTACTACATCGCATCCGGAGCCGGAAAAATCTATGCGCGGAGCATCTTCAGTGACATCGGCTGCATAGGCGCGATGGCCGAAATCGTGGACGATTCCGGCCTTAACGAGAAATTCGGCATCAAGGTTACGGCCGTTCGCTCATCCTACTCGCCCCTGAAGAACAAGGTTCAGGAAGATGTGCTGAACGGACATCCAGAGGAATACATCCGCGAAAGGCTCGACCCTCTTGCAAAGAGGTTTATCGACGATGTACGCACGGCCCGTCCAGACATCGCAGAGGATAGCGACGCCCTGAAAGGCAAACTCTATTTTGCGGCCGCTGCTCAGGGAGAAGGACTCATCGACGGAATCATGACCATCGACGAGGTAATTGAGGAAATCGACGTCGAGACACAGATACCCGACAACAGCATATACTCCATAAACATTAACAATTAACGAAATGAACAGATTTCTCCAGAATTTCAAGGCAGCCCTCGCATCCGTAGGCCTTGCCGAAAAGTTCTCCGCCAAGACCCTTACGGCGGCAGAGTACAAGGTTCTTCGCGAAGCCTATCAGAAGACGGCCGGAAGTTCGTTTGAGGACGACTTCAAGGCCTACGAGAAAGAGCAGGCAACGCTGAAGGACGCCAAGGCGATGGAAGAGGGACTCAAGGAGCTTGCCGCCATGCTCGGAAAGGAAAACTCCGAGACCATGAGCGCATCCGAGCTCACCTCCGCCATCAAGGAAGGCTTTGCCTCAATCAAGGAGCAGATGAGCGCCCTCGCAAGCCGCGCCCAGAACGACACTCCTGAAGACAGCGCAAGTCGCATCATCGACATCAACGGGCCGCACACCGACAAGTACGCGTTCGGAATCCAGCATCCGACCTTTGCGGCCGAGAAGCGCTACAACCGGATTGCCATTTCCGGCGTTCTCCCTCAGTCCGATCCTTCAAAGAAGGAAATAGACGAGTTCCGCAGCGACTTCGGAAGCTACACTGACGCGCTCGCAAAACGCTACGCACAGCTTTGCAGAACAAACAGCCTCAAGGCCGTTATGTCCTCCACTATGGACTACAGTGCGCTGAACGACAACGACCTCGGACAGCACTACTTCGTGCGCCGTCAGGACGCCCTCATCGCTCAGATTGCCGCTCTGCCTGACATCACGAACATCTTCCCTCGTGTTTCCAACATCCAGGACGGCGCCGTTCTCACGAACGTTCTCTTTACCGAACTCTCACAGGCTTACCAGTCTGGACACAACTTCAAGGGTGACACGACCTTCCTTCCGGAAAAGGCGTTCGTTCACGACGTGATGTTCAAGTACAAGTTCGATGACATGAAGTTCATCGAGAAGTGCTACCTCGCCTATCTCAACACTTCCGGATCGTCAGCTCCGAAGTGGTCCCTCATTGAGTGGCTCGTGCTCGAAATGGCAAAGCAGCTCAAGAACGAGGAGATCAGGCGCAACATCATGGGATGCCGCGTTGAGCCGACCGCAGGCGCAAGCAATCCTGCCATTTTCGCCGCGACCGGAATCGTCCACAGGATTCTCGGCTACTACAACGAGAAGAAGATTCTTCCGTTCATGGACGCTAATCTCGCAAGCTACGAGAACAGCAGCATCGGTGACACCCTCGAAGCCTTCGCGGCTGAAATCCACGCACGCGTTGATGGCAACGCCGGTGACTATGTCATCTATGTGAACGAGAAGCACAAGCCATGGTTCAAACAGTGGTACACCACTAAGTACGGCCAGAACGCCAACTTCGACGGCGTGCAGTTTAGGGTTCCGAACTATGACAACCTGATTGTCTTCGTACCTGGAATGCCGAGCTGGCTCACCTTCATCTTCGCCGCCCTCCCTGGGAACCTCGTGACCCTTGAGAATGTGCCGGGCGAAGCCTACAACATCCAGTTCCAGCAGGATCTTGAATCCGTCATTGCCTACAGCATCTGGAAGTCCGGAGCAGGTGCAACTTATTCCGGCAAGCCTTATGGCACCATTGCCGAACTCAAGGCGGCAGACGCTACGACCCAGGTCATATTCTGCAACTTCCCGGCAGCAACCATCGCCGCCGATGCGACAAAGGCAAATGGTGCAACCATGCTCATCGTTACAGGCGAAAACACCAAGGCAACCGCCATCACCGACATCGAGAATGCCAAGGAAGGCGTTGTCTATCGCATCGAAGCCGCCGGCACGGCCAACATCTCCACGATTGCCAAGAGCGGCAAGTTCAGCGAGATTTCGGCAGCGTGGTCTCCGGCTGCGGCAGGCGAGTGGCTTGAGGTCTGGTACGACAAAGCAGCAGGCAAGTTCCGTGAAGTAGCCCGCGGTTAGTCTTTCTTTTCAGCACGGGGTGGGCGACCGCCCCTTTAATCAAACAGAATCATTATGCCACAGGTACAGACATTTGTTGACATACCGGCAGTCACGGATCGCGACACAGCCGGCAAAAGAATCTACCAGGACGTTGAAGTCATCCGCGAGGACGATGTCGATTACAGCAAGCCGCCGACAATCGACGAGAATGTGATGACCACGACTCCGCTCGCGATGAAGGAGTCCGCGACGTCAAAGGTCTTCAAGTCAATCGTCGACACACAGGAAGACCAGTCAACCGGGCAGAAGGGAGACATAACCTCGACCGTGAACAACGAGTTCACTATGGTCGTCGGTGACACCGTCGAATCCCGAAAGTTCGTTGAGAATCATGTCGGAGACCGCTTCTTCCTAGTCCACACGGACAAATACACGAAGAAGAAATATCTCCACGGAAGGCTCTACTTCCCGATGGTTCTCTCAGATTTCACGCGCTCCGCAAAGGAATCCAAGTCCATCGAGCTCCACTTCAAGAATGAGTCGTTCTTCCAGCCGCTCGAAGTGATTGCCGCCACGGAGTAGACCACACATGAAGGTAGCGTAGGAAAGCAAACCATATTCATACAGATTTTATTTACTCATTCCGTTGGGATCGGGCGGCGCCAACCAGTCCGGTCCCTTTCTATTGAAAGAAAGATGTACACGCTAAAACAAAGAAACGAACTGGCAGCTAAGCTTGCTGTTCCGGAAAACATAGAGACATACCGAAAGATGCTCGCGGCAAGGCGTTCACCGATGGCGTCAGTCGTCATCCTCGACAAAAGGAAGCTCGCGTTCAATCTCGCGTACTGCCTTCTGGAACACTACACCATCGAGGAAATCACGGATTCCGTCACCTCCATACCTCACAGGCAACCGGCGATTGCGGAAATGGCTGTCAATCTCGTGCAGACCGTTAAAAAAAAACTTCAAAGGCTGATGAATATCCTCATATCCGTTGGAGAGACCTTGACGATAAGAATGTCCGCACAGCGGATCTTATGTATTCGGACCGCATCAACACTTATCGCGACCTTCAGGAGCTTTTGGGAGAGATTGATGACAAAGAGGAGGTCCCGTCGTCCGTTCTGGCACAGATTGTTCAGAAGAGCATCCGGCACGAGCTCTGCATCTCCGAACTCGTAAGCTTTGACCGCCGCGGGAAATTCCTCGGCAAGCATCCGCTCATCGGGGAGGAAAGCGAGGCGGAACGCATCAGGAGGCTTCTGAAAGACGATCCGGAAGCCTTTCTCCAGGAATACGCGAACATCCGTCAGAACATCACCCGCTACACCTCATTTCTCAAGTCCGCCAGTCGCAGTAAGGAACAGAAAGCCCGCGACCAGACATCCCTGAACAAATTCACGGCACTTGCAGACACATATTTCACAATCCTTAAGGAAAACACCGCATGAAGAAGAAACGAATCGGATTCCGGAACTATGATAACGAACCGGAGGACAACAACTCCTTAGAGATACCACCGGAAGATAATAAGGTTGACGTAGAAAACGCCGACCTCGACTTTGTGATTAAGGAAGCGGCCGTGTGCTCGCAGAAGGCAGACGCGATGACACTTGCGGCTATCAGGGAAGAAAAACGGAAGATTGAGGAACTTCGCAAAAGACTATTTGGAATATGACACCGGACAGACTTGAAACATTGAGGGAATACAAGGTCGAGGACATCCATGTTTTTCTCAAAACCCAGAAAAGCGAGGTCATATCTGTTGACATGCAGGACTACATCGTAAAGATGGACCGCTGCTCCGTAATAATCAACACGCAGGGAGCAAACATGACCCTTGCGACGGAAGAACTCCGCCGCTGTTTCCCCGATCTCTCATATACTCAGGCACGGCGCATCTACTACGACGCACTTGAATATTTCCATGTTGACGAACCCGTCAGCGCGGCCGCATGGGATGCCGTCTATGCCGACCAGTACGATAAGCTTCAGGCGCTCGCAATCGCATCCGGAAAACTCGCGGTCGCCCAGAAGTGCATTGAGAAATCACACGAGCTCAGAACGACGAGAAGACAGGAGCAAGACTTCAGATGGCAGCCACCGACCTTCGTTATCAATATCGCCGTAAAACCGGAAGACCTCGGCTACAAGAGCCGCAAGATTATGGACATCGCTCGCAGACGCGAAGATGCAGAGCTCCGGCAGATGATAGGCAGCCTTGAGACCACACCGGCCGAAAAACAGCGACTTCTCGCCGATGCAGGAATTTCCGTTGAAACCACCGCAGAAACACAGGAAGACTATGAACCGGAAGACCAGTGAAACCAATCTCTTTGACGTCTATCAGAACACGGCACAGGCGCTCGCGACTCTGATTGATCCGAAAATCCTGATAATGGCGGCCGGACGAGGAACAGGAAAGACCACCGAAGTCACCGCTCCGAGAATCATCCGCGTCGCCGCATCCATGCCGAGGGAAAAGTCAGTCATAACCCACAAGTCCTTCGTTGCCCTATTCACGAACGTCATTCCCGCCGTCCTTTCGAAGTTTCAGTCCGATGGTCCGAACGGCCGGCCTCTCATGACAGAGGGTATTGACTATGTGGTTGGCGAAAAAGACCTGCCGGCACACTTTACGAAACCCCGCACACCGATGTTGCATCCGGAGCGCTGCATTGTCTTTGCCAACGGCCATGTACTTCAGACTGTAGCCGTCGATCATCCCGAATCCGTGGCCGGTGCCTCTATTGTCCACATCTTCATGGAGGAGATGAAGTATTCCAAGGCCGACAGAATGCGAAGGGACATATTCCCGGCCCTCCGTACCTCGAAGCTCGGAAACTCATCTTCCGCCCATAGGAGCTATCTTCACGGAGGGATTACAGGTGTGTCCGACATCGGGCGCTCGCTCGCGGGGGAGGAGAACTGGTTTCTCCAGTACAGGGACGAGATGGACTCCGAACTCATCACGGATATCGCCAACCTTGCGATTTACGTCAATCGCTACCTCTACGACCTCGCCCTCAATCCTGACGATGCGCGTGCTCACCGGATTGTCACGAAATGGCAGCCGCTTCTCGACAGCATGAGAAAAGACGCGACGCTTTTCATGCAAGTTTCCACGTTCGTGAACCGCGACGTCCTCGGCCTCGATTACTTCAAGACGATGAAGCAGTCCTTAACCGACGCTGAGTTTCTCACCTCCATCTGTTCCGTTGCCGGACAGAACCGTGAAAACCTCTTCTTCGATCTCTGGGACGAGGACCGGCACACTTATGACGACGGATACGTCAGCTCGCTCGTGAACTCCTTGAACCTGAAATCCGACATCCGCATCGACGCTTCGTATCTTAAGGATTATGACCCCACAGAAAAGATTGTGCTCGGCTATGACCCCGGTAATTTCGCTTCAATAGTCTCCGGACAGTTCAGCAAGACAGACAATATGCTGCGCATAATGAAGGAATTCTTCGTCTATCCTCCGAAGGATATCCAGGATCTCGCGATGGCCGTAAACTCATTCTATGGAGAAGCTGCAAGATTCAAGAGAATTGATTTATATTATGACCGCGCCGGAAACAAGCGCAACGAACGACGCGCCACCCACACGGACGCGAACGAGTTGAAGGCGGAGCTCGAACGGTTCGGCTGGCGAGTGGAACTCAAGTCGCTCGGACAGGCGACCATCTTCTACTGGCAGCACAACAAACTCTGGCACCGCCTCCTTGCTGAAAGCGAAAGGAAACTTCCGAAGCTTCGTATCGACAGCAACGAGTGCCCGAACCTTGTGAGCGCGATGTACTGTTGCAAGAAGATTCCAGGCAGTTCTCCGGTAGAACTCGACAAATCCCCGGAGAAAAAAGTTCCGATTGAACTCCAGGCAGGTCTCACACCACAGATACCTTCCGCGCTGACATATTTGGTCTGGGGAATGTTCTCCAGCTACTATCCGGGTATCAAATCCGGCGAAACAGCGGCCGTCGGAACAGGAAATTTCAGCCTCTGATGGCGGAATCTGACCGCTCTCAAAATACTTAATTCGTTACGGCTCTGAACTTTAAGACAAAAATTTCAGAGCCTTCATTTTTTCGCGTGCTTCGAGTGCCCGACGCCGCTGGTTTTTCGCTCTGCATTGCAGCCGCTCCGTTTTCGGGAAATATGAGCGTGCCGTCGTGCTCCGGGCGCGTTTCGTCCTACCGATTCTGCATTGCAGCGAGTAGCTTTGCACCACGATGAAAGAGATGGAGACCATAGACGGAGCGACGGCACTCAGAAGAGCCGAGGCCGTGAGCAAAGCAGGCGGTTCGTTCCACCTGTACTTCTTTCCATATTCCAGGAAGAAGCAGAACCCGGACACCGTACGGCTCAAGGCAGTAGAGAACTGCATCTGCCGCCTTCCGCTTCCGCACGACCGGTTCGACATAGACGGCAAGCACTTTTTCTTGTTCAGCGACCCGGACGGAAAGCCTAAGGCATGCTATAGGGTTCTTATTCGCTTCATCGCGTTTTCCGACGATAACTTCAAACTCAAAAAAGTGATATGGTATGGATAGGATAGGTATCATAAAGACAGAAGACCTCACGTGCAGTTACCAGATAGGGGAAGCTCCGATGTTCCTCGCTGACGAATCCCGAAAGCTCGGAACGGATGAACGTCCGGCGATTCTCTCTGCGCTCGCAGTCTCTGGCTATAATGTATGGCCGGCAGGAGAGGATAATCTTGACCCGAACACGGCAAAGAACATGATTTCCGGCAATAGGCTTCTTCCCGAACTCATCGAGAAACAGGTTCGTTTCCTATACGGCAACGGACCGATGCTCTACATTGACAACATCCTTGAGGATGGAACTATAAGCCGCAACTATATCCACGACCGCGACATTGAGGAGTGGCTTGATAGCTGGGCGGAGAACGGCCTTCAGGACGACTTTCTCACCTACATCAACAAGGCAATCCGTTCGTTCTACTACTCCGAGGGCATATTCAGCAAATGGAAGCTAACACTCGGTCAGAGGGCAAAGATGCAAGGGATACCTCCGGTTGCCGGCCTTGAACACGTCGATGAACTGCGCTGCCGCTTCTGTACAAAAAAGTCGCTTGCCGGGCGCACCGACATCGAAGACAGGGAGTTGACGCACGTGATGGTCGGCAACTGGGAGACATCCAACATTCAGGAGTTCAATGTCTATCCGCGCTTCTCTAAGGTGGATCCGCTTACAAAGAACTCTGCCATATCCTACTCGAAGAATCCTACCTACGGAGAATCCATCTACTCCTCAAACGTATTTTTTAAGGGCGTGAAGTCATGGATTCGCGGCTGTAACGCCACTCCGGACTACATCAACTCCTTCCTGGAAAACGCACTTTCCGCACGCCTTCACATCGTCATTCCAAACGCCTGGTATAAGGAACATGAGGAATGGCTGCGTGACCTTTGTGACAAATCGGCTCAGAGCGTAGCAAAGGGCGAACAGAAGCTAAAAATCAAGGTTGCTGACAAATACGAGATCGAGATTCCGGAGGAATACGACAAATCCCTCATCGACCGGTTCACCTCCCTTACGCTGAAGAACTTTACCGAATTCCTTTCCGGCCGTGGCAAGAACCAGGGCAAGACCTACGCGTCGAAGGGATACGTCAACGAGATGGGTCAGACCGAAAGCTGGAAGATAGAGGAAATTCCTCAGAAGTTTAAGGAATACGTCGAGGCGGTTATCAGCTACGACAAACGCGCCGACATGGTGCTGCTTTCGGCTCGCGGACTCGACAGTTCCATCTCCAACGTCAGCGCCGACGGAGTCATCTCCAAGTCCGGCTCCGACGCCTACTATAACTATCTTATATATTTGAGCCAGCAGGCCATTCCTGAGCAGGTTGTATGTGCCGACGTAAACTATGCCATAAGGCTCAATTTCCCGGCGCAGTACAAGAGAGGAATCCGCCTCGGCTTCTACCGCCCGGTAATCCACCGTCAGGAAGAGACCGCCCCTTCTCAGAGAATCCAAAACTCACTCGAATAGAAAGCCATGAAGACAGAAGAAATATTCAAGGATATAGCGGATTTCCGCTCATACGTCGATGGGCTTGAAGCCGACACCACGCTTGAACAGTTGCGTCCGTCCATACGTTCCGCATCCACGTCCATTGCTTCCATCATCGGAAAGGCCGTGTTCCAGAAACTCTCCGAGGACCTCGACCTCTACTCTTACGGCAACGCGATGCTCAAGACTGCCGTCGCCACCTCCGCGCTCTACCGTTACCAGATTTTTCTTTCCACCAAGAAGAACAACACCGAAGCAAAATTCTACAAGTACCAGCACGAGGAAATTAAGGAACACCACATCGAGGCGTTTTGGTCGGCGATGGACGAACTCCTTGACTGGCTCGACGAAAACGCCGACAATGTTCCGGAATGGAAGGAAAGCCAGCTCTGCAAGATCCGCGAGAGCCTGCCTGTGAAGAACGCAGCCGAATTTGATGGCTACTACGGCATCGACCGCTCCTCCTACTTCTACTCTAAGGTCCTGTTCCTGCTCCGGACTATCTGGAGCGAAAACATCCGGCCCGTTCTCGGAAGGCTCGTTCCGGACGAAGCTCTGATGGAGCGCTGCAAGCGGATTCTTTGCTACTGGACGATGGCCGAGGCCGTGCTGAAATTCGATGTTACCGAGCTTCCGCGTTCAATCCGCTACGACTTCAACCACGAATACACCAAGGGCAGCGATCCTCAGACCCGCGACCGTCTGCACGCCGATCTGATGTCAAAGGTGAATTCCTGGATGAAGATGGTCGAGTCCGCAGTGAAGTCTGCTACCGGAGGTAATGTGTCCGGCGGTGTCGTGAATGCGGAGGAAAACAAATTCTTCTATATGTAATATGGTAGGGCTGAAACTTCATAACGACTATCAGGTGCCCTGCCGCTGGGCGGAGCTTGACGGCAAGCGCTTTGTCAAGGCAGCAGCCGCACTCGCCCTGTTCGAGCAGGGGAAAATCGACTTCAACGAACTCAGGCTCCGCATTGTCGCGGCCGTGCTGCTTCTGAATCTCAAGAAGACCAAGGTTTCAGAGACACTATATGAGAACCTTTTCCGAATCAGCGAATCTTTGGACTTCTATGAGATTACGGAGGATGACGGACGCCGCACGCTCGATGCAAAGGTTGTGATGTCAGAAAATATGCTCCCTAAGGTGGGCGACTATAGGGGCTATCTCTTTAGCATCCGCGACGGGGTCGTTGACACCGACATCACAGCAGAAAGGTACATCGATGCCATTTCCCTCCTGACCCACTACTCCAGGACGCAGTCCCCGGAAGCTCTCGACAAACTTGTGGCCACGCTCTATTCCAGAGCCCCGTATTCGGCCGAGAATGTCCGAAAAGTCAAGCTCCGGGAATTTTCCATAGAGAAGAAACTGGCGATATACGTCAACTTCCGGGGAATACTCGAATGGATTCAGCGCCTTCCGAAATACGATATACTTTTCCATACGACATCCCGCACGTCCGATGGGCCCGCACTCATCGGCCCAGAAGGCACGATGTACCAGCTTTCCAAGGCCGGGTTCGGCTCCGTCGAGGAGATAGGCCGCCTTCCGTTGTTCTCCTACCTGGACATACAGCTTGCAGTCACATGTTCCGGAATCCGGGAAATGCACGGGATGAAGATGAAAATCACCGAAATCTGCGACCGGACGCATCTGACGGCCGCGCAAATAGCAACAGTACTGAGATGATACTTGACACCCTCAAATATTTCGCGACATTCGTTCCGCTCCGCGCCCTACAAAACTTCTTCCTCTATAACGGCGGAGACGACTATGCCCGCCTGAAGAAGGAAATCCTTTCCGAGCGTTCGGAACGCCGCATCGACGCCGTCACGGACTACCTTTTCGGCATCAACAACGAATCGCTCCGCCGCCGGATTTCCAGCATTACAGGCATCTATCTGCTCATTGATTATGCCAACATCACCTCGACAATTAACACCACTGACTGCAAGAAGGACACGCTCCACTTTGCCGTAACGGTGGCCGCGCCCCATCCTTCCGACGAGGACTGGGTGAACGAGGCGCTGCTTCAGCAGAAATGCCTCGACATCCTCACAGCAATCAGGCGGGCAATGCGGAACGACTGGCGTGATTCCGACCAGACCCACTGGCTCGTGTTCCCAACCACCATCGCCCCGTTCTCGTCGAGGGAACTCGCTAACTCGTTCGGCTGGACCATGGAGTTTGACATCGAGGGCGTGGACATCGTGTGATGTCCGGGAAATGCTAACTTTGTAAAAAATGCTGAAAATGAAAACTAAAGAAGACATGAAGCACGCGACGGAGTTCTATGACAACATTCCGAAGGAACTCGACCCTCGTTGTCTTGAGGTGGCACTTGACCTTGCGCGGCAGGCATCAGAGAGTCTCTATGCCAACTACAACAATGTAAAGAAACTTTGCACGACATTGCTCGGATGGACGGTGGCGGCATCAATGTCGCTTGTTGCTGCCATTGTTGCACAGATTCCGAACGGATGGAATCTTCAGATGATAATGACGGTCTATGGACTCGCGCTTTCATTGACGACATCTCTTGTAATCATCCTTGGCGGACTTTTCAAGCGGGATTGGTATCTTCCGGGGCTGGAGCCGACCTCATGTCTAAGCAAGGCACGACTCAAATATCTGATTACGTGCAGTAATCAGTCGGATGCCCTGATTCGGAACCTCCTGTTCGATTTGCAGTGCGATTCGGACGAAAACACCAGGCGGTTGTCGGAGATCGTTCGTATCTATCGACTCACCGTCAGAATCCTTGTCGGGGGAACCATTGCAGGAGTCATTCTGCTCAGCGTTTTGGCTTTAGCGTGTCCCTGCTCTCTGGTTTAGGGTCTCTGCTGCGCCCGTCGCCCGGGTTGAAGTTTTCCGGTAATTCCTTCTCGTCTTCCATAAGATGTTCTCGATTTGACCGTAAAGTTACCCACAAAATTTGCAAATTCTGCAAAAACTTTTGCAGAAAAAGAAAATCTTAGTACCTTTGCAGCGACTTCTTAACATAATAAACAAACCAAATTCTATTTGGCTGCGGATAACTTCCAACAGAAAATAGATTTTTGGGTCTCAGTACCGGGAGAGTTGTATGTGAAAGCATACACGCTACAAATTCGCAGCAATGTGGTTATGTAAGAAGTCACTCCCTTAGGATTGAGACCTTTTTTAATTTATGTGTTACTATGACTTCAAACACATTTTCAACAAAAGCCCTCGAAGGAAGCGAAGCCTTTCTCGACGGCATCAAGGAGGCTACTGACGAAGCCATCAGCAACCTTTCCACAACAGTTTCCATTCTTTCCAGACGCGGCGAGCTCGCGATTGACAGCCGCTACTTCTCGGAGCTTATGACGATGCTCCAGACAATCTCGCGCATGTCCTGCGAACAGAAGGCGCGGCTTTCGGCTGAACTCGACATCCGGAGGGCGGTCGAGTTCGGCAATGCAAGGGCTAGTCGCGTTTGTCATTTTACTAATAATCGCTAAATTTGGAACGAAATGGAAAATAAGTATATCGACGCATACAGAAGGCTCGAAATAAGTCTGCCTTCAGACGAGGAAATCAGCAAGATTGCCGAAGAATTCTGCTGTTCGGAAGACAATGTGCAGGACGAGCTCACTGAGCGGGTGAAGGACGACCCGGAATACATCCTCTGGAAAGGAATACGGCAGAACGATGTGAAGTATTCCTGTAACGCGTTTTTCTCGGAACTCATTGACGTTCTCTTCAACAACCTCGAACTCCTTGAGGGACCACACTCCGAGATGTTCGCATCTTTCTACACTACGGTTGCCGATGCGCTCGGCTTCATGATTGTCCAGACACCGGAATACGCGAAGCACCGCGCCCTCACCGACCTTCTTTTCAACGCAGCCGAAATGGCGGAGACGCGGGGAGCAATCGCCGATGCCGGTCTTTTCCTGAGGAAGAAGCGCGAGGGAACGCTTGACCCATACATAGAATATGGCCGCATCTGAGATGCGGTCGAAACTTATGAACGAAATGTTTACTGACGAACTCAAACACGAACTCGGAAGCTATCTCGAAGGCCAGGGTCGCAAGTTGCTGAACCGACAGGTCAACATCTTCGATGCCACCTACCGCAACCGCACCGGAGTGCTCTCCACGGCGCTCCACGGTTCTCCTCAGGTGAACGGACTGGAAGTGACAATGAACTACCCTCTACACATCCGTTTCCTCGACATGAAGAAAGGACCGAACGGCCGCCGCAAGAAGCGCTATGCCGCCATCTACAACAAGTATGTCTATGGCTACCTCAAGGCCGACGTCTGGAAGACTCTCAACAAGGTCATCCCCGGCCAGATGGTCAAGGCGATAAGTGAAACTTTTAAATGATTGCGATATGATTACTTGGGACACAGAGAAGAAGATATGTAAAGTGATAGCCACGATTATTCTGATAATTAGTGCCATCTTTCTTTTAGTTGCGCTTGCTGACGGCATTTCGACATTTCTCGTCGCTCTCTTGATTGTATTGCCGTTTGACTTGCTTTTTTATTTCATCTACTTAAAAGACTGATAGCCCCACATTAAGGACTCCAATCGGACAGCTTCGGCTGTCCTTTTTTTATGCACGGCGGCGGCCTACTTTTGCCGAAAAATCAGAAGATTATGGCCACAATAGAAAATGAAGTAGTGAGATTTGTCGCGAAGATTGACCTCGACCCGGAGGACGAAGCCGCGTTCCGTCAGGGCCTGAAGGACTCGGAGGCAGAATGCGCCAACCTGCGTGACACTATTGCCTCCACAGCCGAGAAGATGTCGCAACTCCGCGCCCGAGGAGAAGAAAGTTCCGAGGAGTTCAAGGCGCTTGAAAGCAACCTGAAGGATGCCAAGTCCGAACTCAAGGCGATGACAAAGCAGTCGGAGAAGTATTCGTCCGCCCTCGGCATCAACCAAATGTCGATGAAGCAGCTGTCAATCCATGCCAAGCAGCTGCGTTCCGCCCTCTACTCGATGAGCAAGGAAGCCAATCCTAAGCTTTGGGAGAAATATAACAAGGAACTCGTTGCCACGGAGAAGAGGATGAAGGATGTGGCATTCGGAGTCAAGGGCATCAAGGAGCCGATGTTGTCATTCAATAAGATGCTCGATAACCTTAAAACCGCACCGGGAATAATGGCAGCGGCCGTCGGTGTTTTTAAGGTTTTCCAAAATGGTTTTCGCCAGATGACCGAACAGACACAGGTTTGGGGTGACAAGTGGGCGCACTTCACGTCCGGGATGTCAGCTGCCTGGAATCAGTTCGTCGCAAATATATGGCAAGGCAGCGATGTTGTCAAAGGATCAATCCGAGAGGCCTTTGAGGCTGCAAAGGAAGCTTCCGAGCTGATGGATGAATTGTTCGAGCGCAACAATTCGCTGTCCATTGCAGAAATCTCGTCGCGAACCGAAATCAACAAGCAGCGGGAAATCATGAACGACAGTTCCAAGTCCGCAGCAGAAAGGCTTGACGCGCTCCAGAAGATAGAGGAAATTGAAAACAATCTGAAGAAGACCCGTCAGGACATAGCCAATCAGGAACTTACTGCCACTCAAAAAATCCTTATGCAGCGCATGGGGCTGAATGAAGAGGAGCTGAAAGGCGTTATTGACAACTACGAGGCAAATCGTGCCAACATTCAGGCGGCACAGGAATATAATCAGGCGCTCAAAGACAGGGCGGAATCAGAAAAGGCCTTGGCAAACATGGCGCAATATGGAGTCCAGAGCGAGGATGAAACAAAAAAGTATCATAAGATAATGGCCATTATAAATGGTGCTGACGAAAACATCAAAAAACTCGCCTCCAACCTCCGCCAATATGACCTCGGGAACGACCAGATGGTCGAGGCGTATGTCAATGCCAGGAAGAAATATCTTCAAGCGGACCAGGACTACACGGCCAACATGGCCGCCTACGCCCGCAAGCGCGGAACTCTCATTAACACCATCGAGTCCGAAAACGCAGCTGCCGAGAAGAAAATCTATGATGACGCCATTGCCGACGTCGAGACTCTCTACAATCAGATGAACCTCAAGCTCAAGCAGCAGCTCATTAACGGCAAGATTACCGAGGAGCAGTATGCCGTGCAGTCCGAAATGCTTCAGATTCAGCTGATGCAGAGCAAGGTCGAGGTGATGAAGAAGTATGGGAAAGACACCGTGACCCTGGAAAGCCAGATTGCCGACAAGCTCATCGCCGTTCAGAACAGGATAGACGAGGCTCTGAAAAAATCCGGAGAAAGCTGGACGGAATACATCAAGAAACTGACAACAGAACAGGACGCCGCAATCCAGAAGATGCTGGACGATATGGAGAAGGAGATAAACGACAGCATCGGAAACGATTCCGACTCGCATCTCACTGATATTGCCGGTTTGTTTGAGAAAGCCCGCAAGAACGCAACGTCCAGGCAGGCCAAGATTGACAAATCGAATTCCGAATATAAGACGGAGCTCGAGGAACTGAACCAACAGCACGATCTTCTGCTCATCTCAGAAGAAGAATTCCTTGCACGCAAGAAGGAACTCCACAAGAAGCACACGTCGGAAATACTTGGGATTCAAGCCGCGGGCGTAGAGGAAGGGCTTACGACAGCGCAGACCCTGCTCAATAGTCTTTCCGGCGCTCTCGACTCGATTCGTTCCGCAGAACTCGAAACCCTCGAAGCCCAGATGCAGGCAGAACTCTCCGCCGCCGGGAACAACGCCGATGAACGGACCCGGATTGAGGAGGAATACGAGGCCAAGAAGCTCGACATCCAGAAGAAGTATGCCGATGCCGACATGGCCATCAGCATAGCCAAGGCAATCGCCGGAGGAGCCCTCGCCGCCATCCAGTGCTTCACCCAGCTAGGCCCAATTGCCGGTGCCGTGGCAGCCGCGCTCGTTGCCGTGACAACCGGTGCAGAAATCGCGTCAATCGTAGCCCAGCGCAACGCCATCAAAAACACAACTGCAACATCCTCCGCCTCGTCCGGCACCTCCCTCGTCAGGAAGGTCAACGGCTACTCCGAGGGTGGCTACACAGGAGCGGGCGGCCGTTTGGAAGTAGCTGGCGTCGTCCATCGTGGTGAATATGTAGTTCCACAGCCAGAGATGTCCGATCCTTCCGTTGCATCAATGGTGGCCGCAATTGAGAGCCGACGACGCCGCAGGACCTCCTCAAATGCGCTTCCCGGCTATGCCGAAGGTGGCTACGCAGGCGTTCCCGGCCAGTCCTCCAACACCGACCGCATACTCAGCAACATTCTCGCTGCCGTTGTTCGCAAGCAGGAACAGCCCGCAAAAGCATACGTTGTCCTCTCCGAGCTTCAGGCGCAGCAGGACCTTATGGACGATCTTCTCCGCGAATCATCACTCAGACACTGACATATATGAAAATAGAACTTAACAAAGGTGAACTCACTCTCAAGGAGGGTTTCACCATGGAAGTCAAAAAGACAAACCCGTTCTTCTCCGATGAAGGATCATACACTTTTCCTTCCGAAATCCCAGCAACTCCGGAGAATCTTACAATTCTCGGGAATCCTGAACGCCCCACACGCTCGACGCGATTTGTCCGCAAGTTTCCCGCGCTGCTCAAAGGCCCGTTTATGCAGAAACGGTGTACACTCCTTGCCACCGGTCTTTCAAAATCCTCCGGAGTGAACGTATCTCTGCTGTTAGATGAAAGTGAAACGTTTTCCGCTCTGAAGAAGCGCTCGATGCGGGAAGTTTTCAGCTCCAAGGCCATAACGGTCGGTGCATCGAAATCAGATTACATGTCAGCTCTGGAATTCCTATGGACCATCTACACGCAGGATAGCTCAAATCCATACTCCAGTTTTCACCTGTCAATGTTCCCGGAGCTTGCAGTATTTCCCGTAGTCGTAAAAGACGGAGAATTATATCATTTCCTCAATGAGGTGAATTCAAACAAAAATGGATTTGTCTACCAGGGACGCGAAATCTTGCAGAAGTCAGACGGTTCGGAAAAGGTGACGGTCCCTGATTACTACGGCATCACCCCATTTCTGAAGCTCTCGTATGTCGCAAGGGCAATTTTTGAGCTGAGCGGATACGAGGTCGAGCAGAACGATCTTGAGTCCAGCATATTGTCGCAGCTTGTGCTTCTTAACAACTGCTCGGACACTTATCTTTCGGCCGAGGGTACATACCCTATAGCCACATATTCGGACCTCGTTCCGGATGTCACCGTCGGTGATTTTCTTGCATTCCTCAAAGACAAGTTCAGCGTTGGTGTGTTCATCAGCGGCAACAGAGTCCGACTTCGGATAAGGGAGGGATGTCTAATGCTCGCCTCCGGGTACAATCCTGATTTGGACTTGTCTGAGTACGTCATAGGCGATGCGGAAATGTCGTTCCCCGAAGCAAAAAAACTTACCATTTCCGTCAAGACCTCCATAGAAGGCGCCAAGCCGATAGCCGAAACAATGGAGAAGTTCCAAAAGGAAAATTCCGCTGCATCCGACCTGCTTGATGTTGATGAAGGCACGGGAATTTACACGCGATACTCCGATGATACGAAAAAGACTGTCCTCAAGTCAGGCTCCGACGCGTTCAAGTTTGATAGAACGGTCGATGGCATTGACGAATCGGAAGACATATCCACCGAGGACGAGTTTGTGCCGATGGTTAGGATGCCTGACGGAAACTGCTATCCGTTTATCGGAGAACGCATAAATCTCCACACCAGCGTCAACGGCAAAGAGGAGTCGCAAGAGCAAGGCATCATGGTGTGCCATGCCCCCTTCTCCGGAGGAAAGTTCAGCGGTACGACACGTTCCTACAGAAGGAATGTAGGAACCTTGCCGAGACCACGCTGGGTGACAGTTCCTGCACTTACACCGGATGGGCTCTATTCTTCCACCCATGAAAGATATGGAGCCATGCTTATGTCTGCGGCTCCGGAGTTCAAGGTCAGGGCATCCTTACCGACCTCGTCTGTGCTTAACCTGCGACTGGACCTACCGAAATGCTTCATGGGAACAATGGTTGTCATTACAGCCCTGTCCTATAAGCTTGATGACAACGGCGTCCGCGATCTCGAACTCAACCTCCGACGTATAAGCGGCTTTACAGATGAAATAAATCTGCCCGAAATCAAGATTCAGAAAAAGTATTACTGGAAGCTCGTCAACACACTCCCCAAATACTTCAACCCGGCGAATTACAACAGTGTGGCCTATGATGGTCTAACGGACTATACGATGGGGAATGCTCCACAGTATTCTCCACAATATGACGGGCAGATTGCACTCAGACGCTCTCGCTGGGTGTCAGCGAAGTACAAAAGGCATACAGGATTTATGAAATGGGAGTGGGGCAGTTTCTCCTCAAATTACGAAGAGTATTTTATCGGGGTGTCATACGCCGAATGAGTTGTCCTACCATAGTTTTGCAAGCAGTCATATTTTTGCATTATGAATATAGATCCAAACATAAAAGACACCGTCATCCCTGTTCAAGAGCTCAAGCCGATACGGATTTTCAATAGCGACGCGAACGCAAAGATACTCGTTGCCATTTCCGTCGGTGAACTCAAAATAGTCGAGGACGTTTTCTATGCGGGAATTTCTCTTGACGTTGAAGTTAATATCAGGGACATCGTTCTGGCTCAGCTTTCTCTGAATAACTCATTCTTGGAGAATCTGTCCCAAGATTGCCGCACTGCTTCCATATACCAGGAAGGTAGTGCGGTTCAAATTAAAATGTCTGCAACTAAGGGACAGGCACACCAAGCCGGCTATTTTCAGGACACTCCTGACGATACCGCAACATTTATCGTGACCTCCGCAAGGACTGGTGGTCGCATTACCGACATCAACGAACTCACGGTTCCGCAGGACTACATGCTGCCTATGCTATTTCCGGCGGGCTACCTCGACTCTACTGGAAAAACAGTCCTCAAGATTTGCAACCTGCAACAGGATATCGCAGTGCCGCTTCCGGAAGAAGACGCGCGTTCTGCAAATGCAATGATCGACGCCATTTTCTGCATCGAAAGCCTGGCGTCTACCGATGGCGTGGAATTGACGGCTGAAGTCCTGGACTCTTCAGGAAAGAGCGGAGATGCGATAAAGCTTCCGCTCCTGCACGTTTCTGCGAAGTCGTTCGAGCAGTATCTTTTCCGGAATAACTACGGCGGATTTGATAATGTCCCGATGTCCGGCGCCAGAAAGTTCATTCCAGAATACACCTTCGAGACAGGGAACCGTTCAGGGAAGCTTTGGAAAACGGCACCTAACGCCGAAATAAAAGCTTTCAGTCAAGACACCGGATATCTTCCAAGACAGACCATGCGGGCTCTTTCCGAACTGCTCCTCTCGAACGATATCTATCACCTCAAGGATGGCAAATTTATGAAGATTGTAATAACAGGCTCGACACTCAGCCTATCTTCAATGGATACCGCCCACAGCGCGACATTCACATATCGCTATAGTGACGAGTCTGAACCTCTGAAACTCATCTGATAAAAACGATAATAATATGAAATACCAGAACTTCAAAAGTGACTTCACCTCCGTCCATACGTTCTGCCGGCAGGAGGGAGACGAAAAAAAGCAGATAGCCGTGCCGGAGCATGTCCGACTGACTTTCTTCACGGCAGAGCGGTGCGGATGTATTACCATAGAGCGCAACGGGGTTAATATGACAAGCTGCTCTCTTTCCGAGGACGGCATGACTCTCAATGCCCGTGTTCCTCTGTCCAAGAAGAGCCTCGGTACAGGCGAACTCTTCTGTGAGATTTCCGAAATCACAACCGACGCAGAGTTTCCCGACAAGGAACGCATCGAAGTGACGCCTGTGCGGCCTGGCGTGACACTCTGGCCCGGCAAATCGGACGATTCACTCGAAGTCTCGGCAGACATAGTATTGGGAGTCGTATGCCCCGGAGCAGTTCGCTACGACACCACCCAAAACCTCGCTGACGCCCAGAAGTCGAGAGCCTGCGCCAACATAGGAGCCCTGCGCACCATCCCTGACGCGTCAGTATCCACGAGAAAAATTGCAAACGGTGCTGTAATTGATAAGAAAATAGCCGATGGCGCTGTGACGAAACAGAAGCTTGCTAATAACATAGCCGGCATCGTTGACAGTGTCGCCAAAGGCGCGGCCGATTATAGCTTACAGCAGAACTCCTGCCAGGTGATAAGCAGAAACTCGATTGCAACAGGCAACGGAACCATTGCCGGCACAAAGGGCGTCAGATGGAAGGCGATAAATTTCACAACAAAGACAATCACTCTCGAAAAGGCTCTGACGGCAAGCATAGGGGCTGGTGCATTACTTTCCATAATCAACGACAAGCATTATGACAAATGTTCTGAGGTCGCAGAAACTGCTGCCATAGGAGCAACGACAATAAAGGTAAAATCTCTTCCATTCACATCGATAGCGGAAGATACAGGTGATGATGCAAAAACCATAATGGTTTATTCTAATCCTGCCGTGGGTGATATGGATCTAGGGGACGGTGCTCATTCCGAAGGCGTCAATACGAAAGCGACACAGAGAGGTTCCCATGCGGAAGGAAGGGATACCTACGCTGCTGGACAATATTCCCATGCCGAAGGCAGAGAAACAGAAGCATTTTATGCATCCCATGCGGAGGGTAGAGGTTCAAAGGCAACAGGGGATGTATCTCACGCAGAAGGGCTGGGTACTTATGCAATCGGCGACCATACTCATGCCGAGGGACAAAACACCCACGCCGTAGGGCTGAATGCCCATGCAGAGGGTTTGCGCGGATGGGCGAACGGACAGCACTCCCACGCGGAAGGTGTTGATACGGTGACGAGCAACACGGCAGAACACGCCGAGGGCAAGTTCAATAAGTCGAACAAGGCAGATGGTTCATCCGGCAGCGCAGGTAACACCCTGCACTCAATAGGTATCGGCACATCCGCTTCGGATAGGAAGAACGCATTTGAAGTGATGCAGAACGGCGACGCCTACCTTCTCGGAGTCGGTGGTTACGACGGAAAGAACCCTGCCGCCAGCAAAGCGGTGCAGCAGATCATCGGAGCTCTCCTTGACACATTCAAGCCGGTTCAGGTCAACGACAACAAGTCAGGAGCGACCGATGCAACTCAACTTGCGGAAATAAAGGCATACGCGGCAAAGCTTGCGGCGTATGGCGTTGACACTACAAATGGCTACGAGATTCCGATACTCTACAACAGCGGTTCCAAGGGCTTCATCGGATACAATCCAAACGCGGCATCGTCCTTCAACGGCTATGCGGTCACTCCCGAGGGTAACCTCTACACTCTGACGATGAATGCCACCACTGGTGCCCTGTCCAAGAAGATACTCGCGACAACGACCGTCACCGATGCCTTGAGCACCAACAAGCAACCGAAGACAGATGCAGCACTCAAGACGACGAGCAAGACCGTCACGGGCGCAATCAACGAGGTGAACGACAAAACAGCGCACGTGGCGTTCACCGATGTCACGAAGCTCTCGACTAACCTCGGCAAGCGTCTCATCTACAAGGGCGGGAACGTGACACTCTCCTCACCGATTACAATCAACTCGAACATATATGAGATTGATTTCAATGGCGCGACCATAACCATAGGTGCACTTGCGAAGACAGGAATCACGGCGATAAAGGGACATAGCCACTGCATTATCAAGAATCTTGTAATTGAAGGCATCTGGACCACGAACGCGGATGCTGTGAGCAATGTTCTTGAAACATTTGCCGGTGTGGAGAATGTAAATATTGATGTTCATTTTTCGGGAAGCAAGTACGGCAGAGGATTCTTCAACTGTCAGAGACTTATCAACTGCAAGGCGGAGATTACAAGTAATCATTCAGAGGCCCTGACCCGAGGGTTCAGTTACTGCGAATATCTCTATATGTGCCGGATTGGAGAAGGCAGTGTTGGTGAGGGATTCTTCCATTGCACAAACATGATTTCATGTGACGCGTTAGCAGTTGTCAATGCCTCTGGTACAGGCATAACAATGGGTTGCTTTAGGAAAGAGCTTATAGAGTGCTCTAACTATACGAACTTTCGCCGACGTACCAATGAGTACATATCAGATAAGGAAGTTACCTATGGTTTCTTCTCAGACACCGATAGCCTCTCAGTAAATGGCTATAGCCTTACTCCTTTTGCAAATACTATTGCGGCTAAGAATGAGGATGATACAAAAGCACTCGTCCATCCGGCAGGAGGAACGGGCGTGGCTGAAGTTCCGCTCAACACCGAGGCTTCCGGAAACTCCATCGCGCGACGCCTACCTGACGGACGGCTCAGGGCGGCCGCAGCCACGGCACCTGATGATGTGGTGATTATGAGCCAGCTCAACGCCCTCGTCTTGCAGGTTTCCGCACTTAGACAGACTGTTTCCGCGCTTCAGACCGAAGTAAACGCTCTAAAGGGATAATGTCATGGACTGGACGAACATAATAATGACGCTAATCACCTCCGGGGCGTTCACTACAATCTACCTCCTTGGTGACAAGAAGACATCCGCCGTGCTCGACAACGTAAGCAAGACCATCGACCAATGGCAGGAACTCGTGAAGGAGGTGAAACAGGAACTTCTGGAACAGCGCGAGGAGTTCAGAAACTCGAAGGTTGAGTATGACGCGCGTCTCGTGACCAAGGACAACAAAATT